CTAGAGTGTAGATCTTGCGACGCGTATACCCGTCACTACCAGGAAGGATATCCTGGAGCATGACTCGACCATCCTCGTTCTTTTCGTACCTAGAAAGCGCTTCATCGGGTCGGAAGACCCCGGCGCTTACAGGCCTCCGACGGTGACGCCGGAAGAGCCCTCTCACCCCAGGGGTGAAAAGAGCTCCTCCAAAGTCCTCGTTAGAGACTCGTTGGTATATGGAGTACGAGGGATACACATAGTCTGCACCAAGCCTATAAAGGGCTTTGCGCGGCAGCTCTGTGTAGGTCTCAAAGGTATAGCCGGACCAGCCGTGGTGCCTATTACAGGCATCGCGTGGGAAGTCACCGAGGAGGTGGCCATCCCCAAAGCCATCAGGACCGAAAAGAACCCAGGAGGGTTCTAAGTAATCCCTGAGAATCTCTGCTGGCTCGTCATCTCCTCTCCGCACGTAATGGTTGTGCAGAACGAAAAGTGACGCACCGGTCAGCTTGCCCTTTACAAAGGCAGGTCTGACGTCAAGACCAAAGAAGTAATCCTTTCCGCATGATTCTCGGAAAGGACCCGACCAAAAGCTCTTCGTCTTGTTGACGAGAAAGCCGCAGGCATTGAGGACCTCAAGGATTAACGGCACGTGCTTTACGGGGGCGATGATATCGTCTCCGTAGGCATTAACCGTGTCCCCAGGGTCACAGCACGCTGAGACTATGCTGTAGAACAGCAAAGTTTCAAGGGGAAAGGTAAACCCATTCCCCATACTGCTAAATTGGTCGAGAGGCATCACTCCGCGAGAAGTACGAACATTCCTGGTCCTCACGGAGTTCAGGAAGTCGAACCACTCTTCAGGGAGAAGTGATCGGACTAGCCCAGTGGCTATAGTTCCGGATGCCATACGCAGGTCGAGCGTTGCTAAAGCGCCGAAAAGTGAACCTTCTCTGGCCAATCGCTGATTAAGCGACTGATCTTTGATGTCCACACCCTGCCTCCGAAGACGTTGTGCCATGTAAGAGCCGATTCCACTTTGAACTAGTGTGTTCAAGGTGGGCTCGACCCCTATGGCTCTATCCGTCTTCGCGTTCTTTGGGACGAATCCCACCTTGCCGATGGATACCTCGGCAGCAGGAAGCTGTGCTTCGACGGAAGGGGATATCCCCGACCAGTCCGGCACTTGCTCGAGAAAGGGTACCAATAACCCTCTCATCTCGTCACTACAGGAGAACACCTGCGCAAGCTTACGCCTAGCAGATGCATCTTTCTTTTTGACTTGAGTCGTAGCCCCTGGCCCAAAGGAGAACTTCAGTTCACTCAGACTTGGGAGATCCCCCAGGATGTGCGAGATTTTTTGCGCGGCAGTGTACAACACTGCCTCCACGCTAGGTCGAAACATGAATCGACCCCTCTCGTACAACCGGAAGATCTCATTTGTCCGAGCACAAAGCTCTTCTCCCTCAAAGAACGCATCTTCGGCAACCTGTTTCTTGTCGACACCCAGATCAAGGTCGTCTCTCTTCGAGAAGAAAGCGATAACTTGACGTAAGTGTCTGTAGGATTCAGGCGTGCCATCGATGTTGAGTTCAAAGAGGCATAAAGCATTAACGTCACCGCGTTCAATCAAGTTCGCGATTTCGAAGTGCTGTGGGTGGTCACATGCTAGCGATGCATGGTACCGGGCGAGGTGAAGAAGAACCTCATTAGTCTGACAGCTGTCAGCCTCGTAGTCCCAAGAAGTAAACTTCATGGATGCTCCTATAAAGAGTAGAGAACGACGAGAAGAAGGGTGGGAACCCTCCTTTTAAGACATTAGGTCGGGAAGACCGTATTGTCAAACATGTCGACGAATGAACCACCAGTTGCGGCGGGGACAGAAGTTCCCACGTTATTGGCTATGTTCACAAGCAACATGCGGGTCAGCCGGCGGCCTGCCATGGTGCTCCGAGGATGCACGTAAGACACGAACTTGTCCGTGTCTTCATATGCAACTTTTGGAGCAGCCGTGTAGCCGCTGGAGTTCTGACCAGCAATGGGTTCCATCACAGGAACGACCACTTTCCAGACGATCTCTTTGACACCAGATTTTAGCACCGAGATGGTTGCTTCGATCCGGTTCTGAGCGTAGTCTGGCACCGTAGACACGATCTCACGCCAGACCGCGTGCATCTTGTTCCCCTCACGGGAAACGGACACAGGCGTAAAGGTATGAGAAACAGGTGTAGGTGCACCGTCGAAGACGGTAATGTTGCCGATAGCGGCCATTTTGATTTCCTCGAGTGTCGGAGTAGTCCGACGGGTTTAATCGCCCCACTTGGCGTACCTTGCGTACGAGCCTCCCAGGGCAACTTGGGTCAGAAGCGAAACTGCGTTAGCAGCACGCTTCCAGGAAGGAACATCTCTGAGACGCTTAAAGCTAGGAAGAGGAACTGGGTAGTTCTCCTCGATGGTGCGGATAACCGATTTACGCATCACTGCGCATCTAGGCTGCTCCTGCCACACTACCTGATAAGGGTAATATGGACTACCACTAGGCGTATCGTCTAGGCCAGAGTAAGTGCTGTTCTGCACTGTTGTAATGGTGCGGACGAACCGACCACTGAGAGCGCTGTTAAGCGCTCTTGCCTGCAAGTAGTTACCGATTGGTAGAAACCAGTCAGCAACAAACGACCAAGGGAGAAGCTCCCAGGCCACACTAGCAGGGTCTTGCAAACCAACCAGCTTCGTGTCGGATGCTTCGAATAACTCAGCAATAATCTGACCGCGTGTGAACGCGATACAACCAGATTCTTGCCACGGGATTCCTCCCGGCGTTACTCTTGCAGCCACTCGAATCCTGGCTCGGTAGCGCTGAATCGCAGGCTGGTTAAGCCTAGCGGCCAAGAAAATGGCCGCTGATTCAGCATCCCCTATCAAGGGGAGCCAGCCGTACTGCAGCTCGAGCCAGCGTGCACTAAGGTTATCAGCGGTACGTTTCTTCACAGAAATATACCTCTGAGTGCCATAGTTCACACCTAAAGCCCTAGCTGCCCCGGCGACCTCGCCACGCTTAAGGCGCGTGAGGGCAGTCGCTAGCGTTGTCGCCGTTCTAGCTATCATCTGGAGACTCTCTCGACCTTCGCCGAGAAAGACACCCATGTTGAAGTCAGAACCGGCGATTCGGTTGCGCAACCGCCCTAACAAGGCGAGCTCGGAGTTGTTATCCCATAGCTGCTCGACCACGAAACCATCTCTCCAAGTACTGAACGAGTCGACCTCAGTTACGGCAGATATGCGGCCCCCCACTGGGGGGTACACAGAACTGTCCAACGTATAGTCGGTTCGCTTAGTCGGGAAAGAAGAGATCTCGGTCAAATGAGCAGCATAGGGGTTCTCCTGCGTAAAGCCTTTCCGTCGCTTGTCGTCATAGATACGCTTCTTCCGGATTTTAGCCGGAATAGGCTTTTCGCGACGAACTTTGATGACCCGAAGGCCACCATTCCCATCGTTGACCAGGTGACGTGTAAAGTATATGTGAGTTCTCGCAGGGCGAGAAACCCACTCGACTACTCTATACGGCCTGTCGACTTTAGGGGAATCGACCCCATCCCAAGTCTTTGCAAAGCTGTACCCGGTTTCCTGCATCCCCAACTCGATAAACGAGTTAGGGGTAGTTAGGAAGTTCTCCTGGTAAGCCCGCATGAGACGCCCTGGGACGATTTTACTACCTGTTGTCACGTGGTACACTTTCGGGATTAATCCCGGGATGTACCTCTACCAACAACCCCTCGTGCAGGGGGCAAAACTGATGATGGAAGTACCAATAACCCGGTCTAGCAAGGAAAAAATTGAACCTGTAAGGGATCAACTCCCACTTTGCTGAACTAAAGTCCATAGGTCCTCCATCAACAGTTGAGCGTTGTACACTCGAACCGACTAAAATCGGTAAGAGCTGGCATGGTTGCCAGAAAGAGAGGTCGGAAGACCT